CTGCACCGGATCTGTCACCCGGCGGATGTAGGTGATCTGTAGTGGGCTGGCGAGGTTCGTCACCACGGCGTTGCCCTCGATGTCCCAGCCAAACCCCCAGCGATCGTCCACGTCGAGAAGCCGAACGAAGTCCCGAGGCATCTCGTATCGGTACGCATACCCGAAGATCGGCGAGGTGGCGCTCGCCGTGAGTTCTGCCCGGTGCGTCGCAAACAGCCAGTTGGTAGAACGAAGCAGCGCGTCGCGGACGTTGTCGAAGTGCAGAGACAGCAGCGATGCGTGTTTCGTGTCCTCAAAGAGATCGTTGATCCTGCGCTCGCCCAGGCATACGAGTGCGGCGTTGGCGATCTTCGTCTCAGACAGAGTGCGTATGTCGGGGATGACCTCGGGGATGGGCGTGGGCGGCGGGATGGGATCGGGCGTCGTCCCCCGGTGCGGAAGGAATGCGTCACGATACGATCGCACCACCACCTGCGGCCGGTACACCCCGTTGTATGCGTGCCATCCGCCTCGCGGCACCCTAGACTCCGATCTCTTGCCAGAAGATGGACGCGCCAATCGTCAGCGTGTCCGCAGTCAGCAGAGAAATGCCAAGGTGATCGTTCGCGGCCAGGTGAATCTCGAGCTCTGGCGTCGCAAGCCACACCATCTCTTGCAGGATGTTCCAGCCGACGTGAACGTCGAGATCTAGCGAGGAAACGTCAGTCGTCGGCAAGCTGTGTCCGGTGGCTACCGCGTCGGCCACAGCGACGTCCATCAATCGCTCAGTAAGCGCCGCACCCGCCGCACCGCCAGCACCACGATTGAAACGAACCGCATTCATGGCGAGGGCCGTGTCGCTGGTTTGCCATACGCGGATCTCCTTTACCAGGCAGATGACACCGCCCGGATTGCGGAGCTGCAAAAAGTCTCCGGCGTCGGACACAGACAGCGAGTTCGCCTGGACGTAGTAGAGCGACATTTCATCTCCTCAAGAGTACATTCGTGTCGGGAACGTGCTCGTACCTGCGGAGGTAATCTCCCGGCCCCGAGATGCTCATCGTCAGAACCATTCCCTTCAGGCTTCCCTTCGTTGGCGTCGAGCTCGCGGAAGAGTGAAAGTGCCTCGTTCTGTTGTTGGTGGTTCCAGTGAAATCGCGCATCGTCACCGCGATCATTTGATCCGATGACGTTCTGGCGCGTAGCGCGGACTGCAGATTCGCCCGAAAGTTCGGTAGTGATTTGTTGATCGTGTAGACGCCGTTGGGACTGTCGCCAAACGAAAACTTCACGCCAGAGCTGAAATTGAATCCGGTGCTGAAGCTGTCAGACGATCCCTCTGTCGATGCGCCAGCGATGTCGACACCGTTTAGCCACTGGGCCCGGCCCTCAAACCCGTGGATCGGGTGCGTCGAGTCGTAGGCTACCATCACCTGATTGTCGTCAGTTTCTGGTGGCACAGAATCGCAATCCATGAAGGTTGTGCCACTGCCAGACAGGCCTGTGAACTCGGCCTCGGCTATATACGTCTCGCCGCTCTCAACCTGCGGCCAGCCACCGGCAGCAAGTGCGAAGTCCAAGTTGACATTCGCACCGACTGATGTCGTAATGCGCGTGTCGGCGTCATACTCGGTGCCGCCGCCATCTGTGACCTCGGTTCCCTTTGTCCAGCTACCAGCGACACCAGCGGCATTCCAAAGTCTTCCGCGAACCTTTGCCGATGCGCCGAGCGATCCTGATCGGTACATCCCGTGCCAGAACGATGCCCTGCAGTCTCCTGTAAAGTTGCTCTCGAATGCCTGTGCCCAGCTCCCTAGCCCATACTTCCCGTTTGCGTTCATCGTGAACTTGAAATCGTTGGTGATAACCTGATTGGCCCACACGGAACTCTCGGACAGCAACAACTTGCTCGGGACAACCTCTAGCCCGTATGGCGGCAGTCTCAACTGCACGTCGTTCAGGCGAGAATCGAGGCTCATCACATCTACGAGCATCGTAAAGGCGCCAGACTCAGTGGCGGTGGGCAGCACCTCGAGCATCGCATCTTCGACAACAACAGAGCCGCCGGCCGGGACATCTGATACGTCGAACCTGGCGGCTGTCGCGTGATTAACCGGAGTCTTGGCATTATCTCTGCCAACGATCGCAACGGTTTCGTCGCTGGAGACTGCTGTCGCGTTGTTGACGAAGTTCGCATCGCCACCCGTGCTCAATCCGTGGGCCGGGTTGGCGACTGCCTTTTCGATTTCGATCGGCACGTCTAGCTACCAGGCGGGCTGATCCGCTCGGTCCGCATCGCGTTGATCTCTGCCGTCTTGCTGTTGCTCAGCAGAGAGTCGTGATCCCAACGGTGCTGATCGATCAGGGAGCTGTCGTCTTCTTCCGGCTTCCGACGCTTCTCCCAGGAGATCGTCGTACCCGAGTCAGTCTGCATCTCGTTTGCGAGAAACCAATCGTTGCAGCGAGAGATCCGATCCCAATCTGGATCGTCATCTAGGATCTCTGGGAACATCGGCGCAAGGAGGGCCGTGAAGCGAGACGTGTCTCCGTCCACCGACTGAACCCGGTAGAACGCCCAGGTGCCAACGATCTCGGAGCCATCGGAAACAGAGAACACGATGGTGATGTCGGCTGGGCCGTCCTCGCACCACTGAGTCGAATCGTCGCGGCGCCACTTGAACAGTGCGGCATCGCTGAACGCACGCCAACGAGCCCTGGTGTTTCTGTCGAGCTCGTCGTCTCCCTCGGTGTGGGTGAACGTGAGCTCATCAATCTGGAAGGGAAGAATCCTCACAGCGGCGTGCCTGTACCAGACGGAATGCCGCGCTGCGGGCCGGATTCCTCTCGGGAGTCGAGCCACTCGCTGCTCTCGATCGCGCGGGGGGACGGCTCTTGCCCGTCCGTGTTGCGGGCGTCCCGCACCTTCTGTATCACGATCGCCTGCAGGAGCCTCACCTTGCTGTCGTCACCCGTGATGGACTCGGCAACATCTGCAGCGAGATCAGCGGCGAGGGCCTGGCGAAAGAGCACGTCCATCTCGCCGACAACGGTGATTTCCTTGGTGTAGACGATCTGCAGAGGCGCATCGAGATCGGTGACGATCGAACGCCCCTCGACTCGATAGGGCCAGTGGTTCGGGTTCTCTACCTCGAGCAGCCGGAGCAGATCGGACGGGAACGTGTACGAGTTGTCGAAGCCCCAGGTGGGGGCAGTGACTTCCTTCGCGATCTGAGCGCGTGCCGTGGCGAAGTTCCACGGGTGACGGCGCAGGAGTGCATCGCGAACCTCGTCGTATCGCTCCTTCAGGACGTTGGCCGTCTTGGAGTTCTCATCGAGATCGTTGATGCGGCGTTCGCCGAGCAATGTGAGCGCGGCGTTTGCGATGGAGGTTTCAGAAGGTGACGGCACATCGACCTCCGGCTACGGCGCCCCCACCGAAGCAGGGGCACCGAATCGGTGAACTCCCGCAGGAACTACGGAGCGGAATACTCCATCCTGAGTGCGATCGTGCCGGTACCGACTGTTCCACCAACAGCCTGAATCGTGGCGGTGACGTCGTACTGGAGGCCCGGATCCGCCGTCAGAACATCGGAGCCGCCCACGTTGATGTCCTCCCAGACCATGTTGTTGATCGAGGTGAGCGGCGCCGTGGTAGCGTCTGCGAATCTCATCTCCCGGCCGTCGCCTGCCGTCGCGGACACGGGCGGGACTGCGGGGACGATCGTCACGAGGTTGACGCCGTCTCCGTAGAGATCGCTCCCGGCCCCAGATGCCGTTGTCACCGCGGCACCACCGTTGATGTGGTACAGACCGAAGTCGACTGCGGTCAGGTTCGCCATCGCCGTGTTGTAGAGCCGAAGGCTCACGATCCGATCGCTCGATCGCACGCGGAAGAAACGATACGTCGAGGTGGCCGCAGCGTCCCCGACAACCGTGACAGATGCCGTCTTCACCCGAAGACGCGAACCGCTCTCCGCGGGCGACGTCTTGACGGGCGGGCTGGCGTCCAGATTCGTAACCTGGGTGGACTTGATGTTTTCTACTGCCATGTTGATGTTCTCTCAGCGTTCTTTCAGTCCAGTGGAGCAAACGCCGACCGTCGCCGATCGTTCCACTGGATTTTCTGTCTGGCAGAGACGGGGCCGCCGCCAGTCAACCCAGCAGCGGCCCCGAACTCAATCCTACGGGCTCTGATCGCCGAGAATCTCGACAACGCCCTTCTGATCCATCCGCACGGCGCCCAGATCCTGCTCGTAGCGAACCTGCAGGCTGTGGCGCTTCTGCGGCAGCACGTCGATGAAGCTGCGCGGCTCTTCGCCGACTGCGAGCTGCATCGACTTCTTCACCCACGCGAAGTCGCTTCTGATGTCTCCCGCTGAGACGGACAGCCGCTGCGACTTGATGAAGTTGAAGCCAACGAACGTGTTGATTCCACCGTTCACCAGTGCCTTCACGGTATTGTAGTCTGCGCTCGAAACCTCAGTCGTGTTGAGAAGTGCCTGGCGGCCGGCTGCTGCGGTGGCGAATGACCACGAGTTCTCTCCGTCGTCCTCGTCGTTCTCCGCGGCCTCGAGAATCCGGCGCGCCTCGAGCAACTTGTCGATCGTCAGATCGACCGTGGTGACGGCGCCGCCGATACCGAAGGTTGCGGCGATCTGGTAGCCAGACGTGTCGAAAGTGTCCGAACCGGAACCATCGACGCCTGTCGAAGCCGTGGCATCGAATGCCGTGATGATGATGTCATCGATCTGGCGGTTGGCCGCAGCAGCCATCGAGCGGCTGTACGGGTTCACCGGATCGTTGAGCAGGCGGCGCCGATCGGCTCTGTCCACGAGGTCTGCAACCTCGTAGGTGGCGAGCGTCACCATGCGTCGCTTGTGCGGCGTGTCGGTGTACTCGGTGTCACCGTGGCGATTCGTCACCTCGGACATTGAGGTGGCGTCCACCTGATCGTAGAAAGCCCGATCGCCTGTGACGCCGGGGTCGACCATGACGGCGTCTTGTAGACGCGATCCAGTCTGTTGCTGCAGCATCCGAACGCCTGCCGAATACTGCTTGACAAATGCGGTGGTTACTTCTGTTGACATGGGTATCTCCCCGTGAATCAGTTAGCGATTCCGAGGGACTCCCCACGCGAAGCGTGGACCCACTCTCGCCGTTACGTGGCGTACACGGCCCTGCTTTCGGGCGAGCGTTCAGACCGCGCTGGCGCGGCTACCTGAAAATCTAACCCGCCGCCTTCCGGTGGGGAGCACGGTAGAGCGCGTCGTGCTTGCGCCTGACCGCGGCGTGCTCCGGGTGGCCCTTGTCCACAAGTGCTTTCTGCACCTCGCGGCTGGCCTCCATCTCGGCGATCTGCGAGATCGCCTGATCTGGC